TTAGTGAAGAAATTAAAAAAGATCTTGAACAAATAGATGGGCGTGTATCATCATTAGAGCAGTGGAAATGGTATGTAGTTGGTGGGGCTGTCGTTGTTGGGTTTCTTCTTGCAACTGTTGTAGATTTATCTAAGATACTAAATTAAAATTTGCTTTGTAATGTGTTATGAGGTAAACTTATTACCTCAGGTGGAGTTATTATGCTATACATTGATGCAAAGTATGCCCAAATTCTGGGCAGTCGCTTGCGAAATTTCAAACAAAAGAAAGATTATCTCTGGAACTATTCGTGTCCAGTGTGCGGTGACTCATCTAAAAATAAGTTAAAGGCACGAGGCTATATCTATCGTGCAAAAACTGATTTGTTTGTGAAATGCCACAATTGTAGTTACGGCACAAATCTTGGTAACCTTATTAAGTATGTTGATCCAATTCTTTACGATGAATATGTATTAGAAAGATATAAAGCAGGTGCAACAAAATATAATGATCATAAAAATATAGAAGATACATCTGTTGTAATAGAACAAAAGCCTAATTTACTCACGGATTCTATTCTCGAATCATTAAAAGCATTAAATGAATTACCAGTATCTCATCCTGCTGTTCAGTATGTAATAAAAAGAAAGATTCCAAAAGACAAGTGGAATCTTTTGTATTTTGCACCGAAGTTTAAAGCATTCACCAATTCGGTGACACCTAAGTTTGTAGAGCCAATTGAAGGTGAACATCCACGGATGATAATTCCATTTTTTACTCCTGCTGGTAAATGTTTTGCGTTTCAAGCAAGAGCATATGGGGATGAAGAGCCTAAGTATTATACCATCAAGGTGGATGAGACTCAGGAAAAGATTTATGGACTTGAAAGGATAGATTATGGCAAACGTATACTTGTGGTTGAAGGACCAATTGATTCGTTGTTTCTACCAAATGCAGTGGCTGTATCAGGAGCAAGTTTTGACACCCCTACTATTCGTAGCATTCTTACTAATGCTACGATTGTGATGGATAATGAGCCAAGAAATAAAGATATTGTTAAACAATTAGAGAAGTATATTGAGTTAGGTTATTCTGTTTGTATGTTTCCAGATTTTATTATGCAAAAAGATATCAATGAAATGATTTTACATGGTGGAATGACTGCTGATGAAATCACGAATCTCATAAATACAAACACCTATACTGGTATGGAAGCGAAGTTAAAATTTAGTACATGGAGAAAAATGTGAAAGTACAATTGATTAGTTATTCAGAACCTGCTAGCACTATGCCAGCAGACATTGATAATGTGCAAGACCTAATTGCGTTTTGCGCCAGAGTCTCAAATCCTTCCAACCAAACAAACACAGAAACATCAGAGAAGTTAATTCGTTATCTTATCAAACACAAACATTGGTCACCACTTGAAATGGTTAGTGTTTGTTTAGAAATTGAAACAACTCGTGATATTGCTCGCCAAATATTACGACATCGCTCTTTTTCGTTTCAAGAATTTTCCCAGCGTTATGCAGACCCAACTAAAGATTTAGATTTTGTCATTCGTGACGCACGACTACAAGATACAAAAAACAGACAAAACTCTGTTGAGATGGATATACATAATGATGAACATCGACAAATTGCTTATCAGTGGGAAAATCTTCAACGTGATCTGATTCAAAGAACGAGAGATGTATATGCTTGGGCAATCACCAAAGGTATTGCTAAAGAACAAGCAAGAGCAGTTCTACCAGAAGGACTAACTGTTTCTCGTTTATACATGAATGGCACACTTAGAAGTTGGGTGCACTTTATTGAGTTGCGCAGTGGCAATGGTACACAGAAAGAACACATGTTGGTTGCACAAGAGTGCGCAAAGGTTATCGCCAAAGTATTTCCGATGGCGAATGAATTCGTAAATCAATAATAATAAAATTCGGAGTAGCATATGGAAAGTGTCGTGCATGGCATTAAGGTCGATTATTCTCGTGATGAGTTGTTCGATGAATTGGGTAAAACAAGATTAAAAGAAAGTTACATGAGAGAAGAGGAAACTTCTCCACAAGAAAGATTCGCATATGTTTCGTCTAAATTTGGTAGTAATGCTGCTCATGCTCAACGCTTGTACGACTATTCCTCCAAGCACTGGTTGTCGTATTCAACTCCAATCCTCTCGTTCGGTAGAAGCAAACGTGGATTGCCAATTAGTTGTTTTTTAAATTATATTGAAGATACTGCGGAGGGTTTAGTTGATAATCTTAGTGAAACTAATTGGCTTAGTATGCTTGGTGGCGGTGTTGGCATTGGTTTTGGTATTCGTTCGGCAGATGATAAATCAACTGGAGTTATGCCTCACCTCAAGATTTACGATGCGTCAAGTTTGGCTTATCGTCAAGGTCGCACTCGTCGTGGGAGCTATGCTGCTTATCTCGATATTTCCCATCCTGATATTATTCCCTTCCTTGAGATGAGAAAACCAACAGGCGACCAAAACATGCGTTGCCTAAATTTACATCATGGAATTAATATTCCTGATGCATTTATGGAACTAATTGAAAAGTGCATGATTGATCATGATGCAGATGATTCATGGGAGTTAAAAGATCCACATAGTGGTGAAATTCGTGAAGTAGTATCTGCACGTGAACTGTGGCAACGTATTCTTGAAATGCGTATGACAACTGGTGAACCATATCTACACTTTATTGATGAATCAAATCGCAAACTACCAGAATGGCTAAAAGAAAAGGGTTTAAAGATTCATCAATCAAATCTTTGCTCAGAAATTATTTTACCAACAAACGAAGAAAGAACTGCTGTCTGCTGTTTATCTTCATTAAACTTGGAGTATTATGATGACTGGAAAAATGACTCATTATTTTTACGTGACATTGCCGAGATGCTTGATAATGTCCTTCAGTATTTCATTGATAATGCTCCTGATGCTATTGCTCGTGCAAAATATAGTGCAACCAGAGAGCGTTCTATTGGTATCGGTGCTCTTGGGTTCCATGCTTATCTACAAAGGAATAACATTCCTTGGGAATCTTCTATGGCAGTCGGAAGAAACAAGTCAATGTTTAAATACATTAGAGAGAGATTAGATGTTGCAAATAAAGAGTTGGGATCTGAGCGAGGTGAAGCACCTGATGCAGTGGGTACTGGGAATAGGTTTAGTCATCTTATGGCTATTGCTCCCAATGCTTCTTCTTCCATTCTTATGGGCAACACTAGTCCTAGCATTGAACCTTATCGTGCCAATGCTTATCGCCAAGACACTTTATCGGGTTCTTTCTTAAATAAAAATCGTTATCTTGATAAAGTAATTAAAGAAAAATGTGAAACAGATGTCACAGCAACACTTGATTATAATGAAGTTTGGCGTTCCATTATTGCGAATGATGGTAGCGTTCAGCACATTGATTGGTTGGATGAATGGACAAAAGATGTTTTCAAGACATCTATGGAAATTGACCAGCGTTGGGTCGTACAACATGCGGCAGATAGACAAGAACATATCGATCAAGCGCAATCATTAAACGTATTTTTCAGACCAGATTCACACATTAAGTATATTCATGCGGTGCATTTTATGGCATGGAAACTTGGGTTAAAAACAATGTATTATTGCCGTAGTGATAAAATTGCTAAGGCAGATAAAGTTGCTAAGCGAATTGAAAGAGAAGTTATCAAAGAGATCGATTTAACTGCACTCGCTACTGAAGAGGGTGCATGTCTAGCATGCGAGGGATAAGAAATGATTAAAAAACATAGCAAGATGACGGATGAAAGAACATATTTTAAACCATTCAATTATCCATGGGCATATGAAGCATGGTTAAAACATGAACAAGCGCATTGGCTACACACAGAAGTGCCAATGGCAGAAGATGTAAAGGATTGGAAAAAGAAACTAAGTAAAGATGAAAAAGAATTTCTCACAAACATCTTTCGTTTCTTTACGCAAGGTGATATTGACGTAGCTGGAGGATATGTAAAGAATTATCTACCACACTTTCCACAACCAGAAATTCGTATGATGTTATCTGGTTTTGCAGCAAGAGAAGCATTACATATCGCTGCATACTCTCATTTGATTGAAACTCTAGGATTACCTGAGACAACATACAATCAGTTCCTTGAATACCAGGCAATGCGAGATAAACACGATTATGTTATCGAGCAAAGTTCGAAGAATGGCACAGTTGAAAGCACTGCTGCGCACATCGCAATCTTCTCTGCATTCACTGAAGGTATGCAGTTGTTCTCTTCATTCATTATGCTTTTGAACTTCCCACGTCATGGCATTATGAAAGGTATGGGACAGATCGTTACTTGGTCAATCGTTGATGAAACAATGCATGCTGAGTCAATGATGAAACTCTTTAAAGAATATATCAAAGAGAACCCAGAGATCTGGAATGATGAACTCAAAGGAAAGATCTACACTATCGCTGAGAAGATGGTTGAACTCGAAGATAAGTTTATTGATCTAGCATTCCAGAGTGGTGACATGCGTGATCTAAAGGCAGAAGATGTTAAAGAGTATATTCGTTACATCGCAGATCGTCGTTTGATTGGTCTTGGTATGAAAGGTATTTTCAAGCGTAAAAAGAATCCTCTACCATGGGTTGAAGAAATGATCAATGCACCAGTGCATGGCAACTTCTTTGAAAACAGAGTGACAGATTACGCAAAGGGTGCATTAACTGGTTCATGGGATGATGTATGGGGTAAAGCAGCATAAAAGGAAACATATATTATGAGAATTGAAGAAGATATTAAATTAGATTTTAAAGATGTTTTAATTCGCCCGAAACGATCAACATTAAATTCCAGAAAAGAAGTAACTCTAGAGAGGTCTTATACATTCAAGCATTCGGATTTAGAGTGGACTGGAATTCCTATTATGGCTTCAAATATGGATGGTGTGGGTACTTTTGAGATGGCTCGTTCTTTATCGATGTGTGAATTATTTACAGTATTTAAAAAGTCTTACACTATTGCGGAGCACTTAGAAGGACTCAAAAATCTTAATTTTAATTATTACGCTATCTCATGTGGTACCAGTGATACTGAGTTGTCTAAAGTAGAAATTATTATTCAAAATAATCCAGAGATTCAATTTATTTGTATTGATATTGCCAATGGTTACAGTGAACACTTTGGAGACTTTATTGAAAAAGTTAGAGAACAGTTTCCAACAAAAACTATCATAGCAGGTAATGTAGTAACTGCTGATATGACGCAAGAGTTAATATTGCGTGGTGCCGATATAGTAAAGGTTGGTATTGGTCCAGGGTCAGTGTGTACTACTCGTGTTCAAACTGGTGTAGGATATCCACAACTATCAGCAATCATTGAATGCGCTGATGCTGCACATGGTCTCGGAGCACATATCATTGCTGATGGAGGGTGTACCTGTCCTGGTGATGTAGCAAAAGCATTTGGTGCAGGTGCTGACTTCGTAATGCTTGGTGGTATGTTTGCAGGTCATGACGAGGGTGGAGGCAAAATTGAAAATGGAAAAGTTACATTTTATGGTATGAGTTCAGATACAGCAATGGAAAAACATCATGGTGGAGTTGCTGACTATCGCTCATCCGAAGGTCGCACAGTTGAAGTAACATATCGTGGTGCTGTACAAAATACAATTAAAGATTTACTTGGAGGTTTAAGATCAACTTGCACTTATGTTGGTGCATCATGTCTTAAACAATTACCAAAATGCACTACTTTTATTCGTGTAAATAGACAAATTAATGATGTGTTTTTAAAGTAAAGGAAACTATATGAACGTAAATTTAACAGCAGCAGAAAGTTTAAATACAGCCGTAGCTGGAGTGATCAGCAGAATGGCAATTGGTATTTTTTCTACGTTATTTTTTGCAGCAATTATTCAAAGTCTTGGTTTAGTTCCAGTATTATTCAGTGGAGTTTTAGGATACGTGATAATCTTCGCACCACTCGTTATGAGTTTGTTCCTTGCTTGGAAAGGCGCAGATATGTCAGCAGAAACTATTAAATTATGGTTCTTCGCTTTTGCGGCAACCATGGGATTAAGTCTAAGTTTAATCTTTCAAATTTATACAGGTGCTAGCATTGCTATGTCTTTGGTTGGTACGACAGTAAGTTTTGGTGCTCTTGCTGGTTGGGGGTATTTTACTAAGAAAGACATTTCTGGCTGGGGATCGTTTTTGTTCGCTGGTGTGATTGGATTGATTGTCGCTGGAGTTGTTAACATTTTTGTGGCATCAACTGCATTACAAATGACTCTTAATGTTTTATGTATTTTAATTTTCTTAGGACTTACAGCATATGACATGAATCGTATTCGTGATTTGTTCTGGAGTGCAAATGAAAATGAAATTGAACGTATGCAGTGGTTTGGTGCTCTAAGTTTGTACATTAATTTTATTAACATCTTTATTAGCATGTTGCAATTATTTGGTAATAAAGAATAATTAATGGCACATATAGTAGCAAATCTTCCACCTGTAAATTGTTTTGTTCGCAGAGAGTTTCTCTATAACTTTGAAAAAGGTCATGAGGAACTTGAACCTTGCTGGTGGATAAGTATTAAGTCTTTACGAAGCCAAGCATTTCGTATTGAATGTTATCTTAATCATTATGGTGCACTATACGATAAACTCCCTTTACATGCTTACTGTTGGAAACCGATTGAGGGAGATCCATATCCATTAGACTTTCTACAGCTATGGAACAGTATGTCTTATGACATAACTGTGATTAAAAAAGCCATGATAGCTAACATGAGATGTAGAATAAAAATGAAAGATGGTTCATGGGCAGAGGGAGAATATCTTTTTACTGTAGATTCTGCGCATACAGATTTTAATACAATTGATTGTGGTCATAGCGAAGATGTTGAAGATCACAAATCTTTTAATTTTATCAAATTAGATAATGGACAATTCGCAGCACAACCAAACAATCGTGTTCTAATTTTAGAACCAGCGAGTAATCCTAAAGAAATGAAAATACCTGATTTTCATGTAGCCACTACTAGATGGAATGTTGAGATGGATCCAAAATGGGACTACGGACTACCAGAAAACAAGTGGAGAATGAATGATTAGTTTAATTTACTTATTGGTGATGACACACATCACCATTGTTTGTGTTACTCTTTATTTACATAGAGGACAAACACATAGGGGTATAGTGTTTCACCCAGCATTAGAACACTTTATGAGATTTTGGTTGTGGTTAACAACTGGTATGATTACTAAACAATGGGTTGCTATACATCGTAAACACCATCAGTTGTGTGAAAAAGAAGGTGATCCACACTCACCTCATGTGTATGGTATATGGAAAGTTTTATTTGGAGGAGCGATTTTATATGCAAATGCATCAAATGATAAAAAGATGGTGGAACAATATGGAGTTGGTACTCCAGATGATTGGATCGAGAGAAATTTATACTCAAGATACAGTAAAGTAGGATTTACACTTTTACTTATTTTAAATGTAATAATGTTTAATGGATGGGGGATTGTTCTTTGGTTAATACAAATGATATGGATCCCGTTCTGGGCAGCTGGTGTAATAAATGGTCTGGGACATTGGTGGGGATACCGCAATACTGATACAAAAGATCGTTCAAAGAATATTTCTATTTTTGGAATTATAATAGGTGGTGAAGAGTTTCATAATAATCACCACGCAGAACCAGCAAACCCAAAGTTGAGTAGAAAGTGGTGGGAATTCGACATAGGTTGGATGTGGTTCAAAATATTAAATCGATTTGGACTAGCATGGGAAAGAAAAGATGACAACTAAATACTTTGAGTGTAATGAATGTGGAGCGAGAGGCAAGATTATCCTCAAAGGCGAAGAACATGCTGCAGAAGACTGTGTATATTGTCCAGTGTGTTCAGCAGATATCTATGAAGAAGAGGATGATTTTGATGATGACGAATGAGTTGGTATTATCAAAACAAACCATTAACAGAACTTCCTGAAGATTGCGTGGGATTCGTTTATCTTATTACGAACCTAACAAACAATCGTAAATATGTAGGAAAGAAACTGTCTAAGTTTTCAAAAACTACTTATAAAACAATCAAGAAAAAAGACGGAACTAAAAAGAAAAAACGTATACGTTCTAAAATTGACTCTGATTGGTTAAATTATTTTGGTTCGTCTATAGAACTAAATAAAGATGTAGAATTACTCGGTGAGGGAAACTTCACTCGAGAAATTTTGTACTTCTGCAAATCAAAAGCAGAGTGCTCTTATATTGAAGCAAGAGAACAATTTGCTAGAAAGGTACTAGAAAGCACTGAATACTATAATAATAACATTATGTGTCGTATTCATGGCTCGCATATTCTAAACAAACTATGACTTATCTACTTTTTGCTGTAGCACTGTCATTATCCGCTGTAGCTGCTTGGTATGCAGTTGCGGGGCTTATTGCTATCTTTGCTGCTGCAGCAATACCAATTGCCATTATGGGTTCTTTGCTAGAAGCATCGAAACTTGTAGTAGCATCATGGCTTTATAGATCTTGGAGAGAAATACCAAGATTTATGAAGTCATATTTTACGATTGCCCTAATTGTTTTAATGTTACTCACCTCGATGGGCATCTTCGGTTTCTTATCAAAAGCACACCTAGACCAAGCAATTCCTACAGGAGATGTTCAGGCTAAGTTGTCTTTAATTGATGAGAGAATTAAAACAGAAAAGGAGAATATAAATGCAGCCCGTAAAGCAATTGCTCAATTGGATCAGCAAGTTGATCAAACCATCGCAAGAACAGAAGACGCCAGAGGTGCAGAGCGTTCCATCGCCATCCGTAGAGGACAGCAAACCGAACGAACCAAACTCCTCAACGAAATCGGTGCAGCGCAAACCAAGATCGCCAAGTACCAAGAAGAACGTGCACCCATCGCAGCCGAAGTCCGTAAAGTCGAAGCAGAAGTAGGACCAATTAAATATATTGCAGCACTAATTTATGGTGATAACCCAGAGACAGATGTCTTAGAAAAAGCAGTTCGCTGGGTTATTATCATGATTGTGCTAGTATTTGATCCTCTGGCAGTTCTTATGTTAGTTGCTGCTAACTGGCAGTTAAGAAAAGACAACAATACTCTTCCACCATTTGTACAAAAAGATTGGACATCTTTTTTCAAAAAAGAAAAAACAGAAGATTTTCCTGAAGAGAAAAATATTGTTGTTGAAGATAAGATAAACTTAGATGACACTATACAAACTAAACAAAATATAGAAACTTCTGATATTGAAATCCCAGAAATTAAAGTAGATGAACCTACAAAAGACTGGGAACCCCAGCTGTATGATAGAGTTAAGAAAATTGAATACGACTCTGCTGGTAGAAGAATCACCCCACCATTAGATGACGAAATAAATCCATCTAAAACACAATCTTTTCTCAAAAAAGTTCAGGAATCTCTACTTGGTGTTAAAACCATAGAAAAAGAGATAGAAGAACTTCAGGATAAACCTAAAAATCCTAAATAACATTAGACTAATGAAGAATTAGTCACATTTCAAAAAACTAAAAAAGGTAGTAAAATGACTAAAAAGTTACTCGTTGGAGTGCTTTTTGTCATGGTTTTGTCCCCTGCGATGGCACAACCCATCGTCACTGATTCGACTTCTAGAAGCACTTCTGAAACAACAGTAAAGAGCCCACCTCCAACTGCAGTGGCTCCAGCAATCACATCTATCAATAATGATGTCTGCGCAGTAGCAGCATCAGGAGCAGTACAAACGCAGATTCTTGGTATCTCTATGGGTGGTACAATGAGAGATATGAATTGCGAAAGAATCAAACTCTCAAAAAATTTATATGACATGGGTATGAAAGTAGCTGCAGTTGCTACTCTATGCCAAGACGAACGTGTATTTGCTGCTATGTTAGCAGCAGGAACTCCATGCCCAATTGAGGGTAAAATTGGCGAAGCAGCGAAAGAAGAGTGGAAAAAGAGAGGTGTATTAGATAATGTCGATAAAAAAGCAGTTGGAAATTATGCAACTAAACCTCCAGTAATTGATTTAAGTAGACCTGAACAAAAAGATTAATGTAAATGGAAATACCTAAAGACATATCTGATAGTTTAGGTGCTTTAAAACAAGCCAAAAAACTTGGAGATGACACTAGTAAATTTGTTGGAGAAATACAAAGTGATATGGAAAAATCTGTTCAAAACGAACAGAAGAAAAGAGTTCAAGAAAGACGTAATCAAGAACAACTTTTAATCAATGCAGAATTGGCAGCTATACGTAAATTTGAAGAAGAATTGCAAAGAGAACAATTAGTAAAAAAATTAAAAACAGATTTAACATCAAAACATGGTAAAGATGCTTGGACTAAGGTTGAAAAATACAAGGTCGAGATACAAGAACAAAATAATCAAGATATGAAATTTATTAATAGAGATCGTCAGAAAGTCCAAGATTTATTATGGTATTGTATTGGTGTAGCTGCACTAATCACATATTTCTTTAAATTGTATAAGGTTTGATCGTGGCTAAACTTTTTGCTGCAGTTTGTGTAATAATTGGTTTAGTTGGTATTTGGCTAGAGCATCAAAGTACATCTATAAAACAGAATACAATATCAAAAGGTAAATAATGAAAAACTTTTTATTCATGTTAATGTTTTTTCCATTAGTATCTTTTGCACAAAAAGAGAACAATGCAACTTACCAGACTGTTTGCGTAAACTTGGCTGTATTGGAATCAACATTACAAGAATTTGAAGAAATACCTTTTGTTAGAGGATTAAGTGATAGAGATCCTATAGGGATTGTTTCTCTTGTAATATTTGTAAATCCAAAAACAGGTTCTTGGACTATTGTTGAAAAAATAAAGACTGATCAATATTGTATTTTGGCAGTCGGTAATAATTTTGAAGCAGTTCCTAATAATTTAAAACAAGAACTACAACAAGAAAGAAAGCGTGACATACTGTGAAAAAACTTTTGTTGTTGTTTTTACTCGCATCAAATAATCTGTTTGCGCAGGTAGTGGGAACACAACCATCACCAAATGCAACATATACATCAACATCAAATTTATTAAATCCAACAGTAAATGCTTGGACTGGAACTGTGCAAGGACAAAATGGTGGATTAAGTGGTGGTACTACACCAGCATTTAATCCTGGAACTAACACTATAATTTTTGGTTATACGACGGCTACTGCTATGCAAACAATTGCTATTAATCAGGCATTGTCTGGAACAGGAATACAAGTTGGTGGCTATAATTATTCATGGAATATCAATAATGATCCAGCAACTGGGCAGTATGGTACATTAACAGGTAGTGTTGTATTAAAAGATTCTGGAGGAAATGCCCTTCAGACATACAACTACAACTATCCACAACAGGCTGGTGGTTTTATAACTTACTCTGGCACACAATGGTTTAATCAAAACTATTCTTTGTTAGGTTTATCTAGTTTAGAGTTATCATTCACTGGTAAAGATGCTAAGTTTTGGGCAGGATATTATGGACCACAAGTTCGTAATCCATCATTAAGTTTACAATATACAGTAGATCCGTGTGTTGCTAATCCAGGATACTCACCTTCCTGTCCAGGATATAATGCAACAATAAGTGGAAATTTACTTCCAGGAACAACAGGAGCACAAGCGTATGCAATAGCGTCTGCTTTATCTTTTGCGGGTGCTGGTGCTACTATTCACGGATTTGACTATGGCTATACGTATAATGTTCCAGGAAGACAGTGCGCAATGTTTGATTTATTTGGATTGTGCTTAACAGGATGGAACTACTCTGATGCTGGTGTAGCTACTGTTATTACAGATAGCAACAATGCTACCATATACTCTGACACTACAACACATAATGGTGGTAACAATGGAGTTAGTGGTAACTACACAAACAATTATAGATTAAGTTCTTCTTTACCAATATCATCTCTTGGCGCATTCGCTATGTCGCCATGGACACTTGGAACAGCAGCGATTAGCAATATGTGGAGTCAGGCTGTATATACCGCAGATCCTTGTGTATCAAACCCATTGTCTTCACAATCATGCCCTGGATATGCAGCTGCTTATTTAAATCAACAATGTACATTAAATGCTTTGTATGACCCAGCATGCCCTGGATACCAAACAGCACAGTGTAATATTAATCCATTGTTTTCGCAATCATGTCCTGGTTATCAGGCAGCATATTATGCTCAACAATGCACATTGAATGCATTGTATGATACTGGATGTCCTGGATATGCAACTGCTTATTACAACTATCAGTGTTCAGTGAATCCATTATATCATACTGGGTGTCCTGGGTATCAGCAAGCATATTTTACACAACAGTGTTCTTTAAATGGATTGTATAGCAGAGAGTGCCCAAATTATTCTCAAGCATATGCAGTGCAACAAGCGTTAAATAACGTATCAACAAATACAACTACGAACAATAGTACTTTATCTCAGACAACTGAACCAAACAAGATTGCTATTACAACAGATCCAACTGTTAATAATGTTATAACTACAACTGCTACATCTGTTAATCCATCACAATCTGCAACAACGACAGTCCCATTAGTTTCTACTCCTTCAGCGACAACTATAGTAGCAAATCAAGAGACAAAAAAAGAGGAGAAGAAAAATGTTATTGAGACAAGCACTTCTACAGGTTCATCATCAACATCTATTGCAAGTTCTCAAGAGAGTTCTACAGATAAAAATGCACCCAGAACAGTTAGACAAGAATTACAAGAAAGAAGAATTGCTGCAGCGAGAGCCAATGCTATTGAGCAAGGAAAACAATTGGCTGAAAATGTAGGCAAGGCAGCATCATTAGAACAACAGATAGCAGTACAGAATGTTGTTATTGCAGCAATGGGATACACACCTGGATTTGATGTATATAACAAAGCGATAATTCCAGATGGTGTTGGGTATAAACCATTTTCAGTTTATAACAATCAGCGAAATGTTGATAATCCAATAGGGCGTAGATTTATGAGTGGCTCTGATAGATTACACAATGAGATGGTTGAATCACAATATAAAAAATGAGTTTATTATTTGAATCGTTTATGGTATTTTATTTAATTGAGGTGTTTGTTTTGACAATAGTATGCATTTGGTATTATAAAGAACCTAAAACAGAAGAGGTAAAAATTGTTGAAGTCCAAACGAAAGGACCAGCAGCCTCTGATTTAATTAAAATGAGAAACTTAAAAAAACAGATAGAAAGAGGAACATAAAGTGGGAGAACAAATCAAAGATGTAAATAAAAAAATTGATGATGCTGAAGCTGCGGTAAAAAAATATGCGAGTAAAGATACCGTAATCAGTATTGGTGGTTATGAATTTACCCCTGCCAAATTGATGGTTGCTTTTACATTAGTCTCATCAATTCTTGGTGGTTTATATGGAGCGTTTGAGGTTTATAAAGATTATCAAAGTATGAAGAAACGTATTGCTGAGTACGTTGCACCAGATATGTCAGAGTTTGATAAAAGATTAGCAGTAATTAAAGAAAACTCAGACAAGTCAGTTCAGTATACGCAAGATATTAAAAATGATTTAAAACAAGATATTCGTCGTTTAGAAAATGTAGTAGATTCTGTAGAACGTAGTGCGAAACAGTCTCAGCGAGAAGCAGATCAGGCAGTTAAAGATGTTCGTGACGAGTTGAGGAAAAATTCAAAAGAGCAGGATCAAGCAATAAAAAATCTAAATAATGAACTTGATAAGAAAATTCAAAGAGCGTTAGATAATCCACTAGCAAAATAATTATAAGGATAAGTCGGCATGAATGATAAAAGATTGTTTAAATGGGTAATACTTTTATTATTACTACCAATTGGATTGGCATATTTTGGGGGAGATCGTTTTCGTTATCCTTGCCAAGATCCTAAAAATTGGGACAAAGAAATTTGTCAAAAACCATTATGCGATGTGACACGAACATGTCCAGAACATGTATTTAAAGGTGGTAGAGATCCAAGACTTGGTCCCCCAGCAGATCAGCTACCACAAGGAACACCAACAACAACAACAACAGGAGTGACTTGCAAATGAGTGAACAATTTATGTATACAGAAGACCAGCTAATGGCTCGTCTTAAATTCTTTATCGGAATCTGTTTAGCATTAACATTAACAGGAATCGTATTCGTAGTTCTTTATTCTATTATTTTTGTAACACAACCACTTAATGCAATTTCACCTATCGACCAAAAATTCTTTGAGTTGATTATTCCTATTGCAACTTTTTTAACTGGTACATTATCAGGTATCATGTTGGCTGGTGGTGATAAAGAAGCGCAAAAAGAAGCATTGAAAGCAGCTAATGCTGGATGGTCTAGACCACCATCAGCACCAAGCACGCCACCAACTGGTGGAATGCCACCACGACCATCTATGCCATCACTCGGTGGTATGATGAGTGGAGTTGCAAATGCAGCAACTGGTTTTGGTATGGGTACACCACCACAAATGATGACTCGTATGCCAGATCTAGAGCCTGGAGATCCAACTCATAGAAATTTTAGAAATGATTAATCCATTTGATCTTTGGGTTTGGTTATTTTTGCAAGTATATTACCTACCATATACAATCCTAGGAGCAAGTAGTAAGTAAGCACTAACTTACTTCACCCTGCAACCCCTGTCAGATACAGGGGTTTTTTCATGCAAAAAGTTGTTGTCTTTAATTGCAATCTGGAGTAGAATAGAGGTATGAAAAGTGAAAAAGGAGTTGCAATGAAGGGTTCGATTCGCATGGTTATCGGTTTTCTTCTCGTGTTCGGTGCAGTTGGTGGCATGGATACAGTAGCAGATGCGTTGTTAATCCAGATCGCTGTTGCTGTTGTGGGTCTTGGTTTTATGTATTCTGGTTCTAAAGCAATGGAGCGTATGTGATGAATAAACTTATGAGTGTCGATGAAATCAATGCACTATGTGCAGAGATCGCTGAAGAAGATCAGCGAAACTATCTAGAGAACATGATTGATGCTTTCTTGAGAGAACAAGAAGAACTCAGTAATCTCGAACTTCAAAAACAATATGAATTTATGCAATTTGCAGAGGATGCAGCAAATGCCGATGCACAATTTTATGGAGAAGTGTAATGAAAAACACAATTGAATATCGTGGTCAGACTTTTTTGCGCACTCATGGTAGTCCCTTTGATCGTGGTAGTGCTGATTCTTACTATGGTCGTCCACAAGATCCACACTGGTGGCCAGAGGGAACTGGTCATGGTAAACGAGTTGAGCCTAAAGATATGAGTATGGCGGAACTTCGTGCTTATTTTATGGGTTATGAGTATAATGAACAGTATGGCGATAAGAAAGATTGGGGTTGATTTGATTACGATATTGAAGTGGGTCGCCACTGTCATAACTCTTGCTGGTGCTGTTTGTACAGCATTTATGATTGATCCACTTAATATCTGGTTATTGAACTTAGGTGCATTCTTGTTTATGATTTGGGGTTATCTTATTAGAGATAAGGCTATGATTACTGTGAATGCAGGATTGTTGTTAGTGTATGTTGGTGGAATTTTTTATAGGATATGATATGAATGATCTTCAAAAAGAAGTGATGTTAATTACTCAGGAAGAGTGTGCTGAAGTTACGCAAGCGATAAGTAAATGTTTTCGTTTCGGATTTGATTCTGAATATAATGGAAAAACTAATTTAGAGAGACTCACAGAGGAAGTTGGTGATTTGCTTTGTATGATTAATCTAATGATGGAAAAGAATATTATCCAAGAATCGAAAACATATAGTGCCTCACTTGCAAAACGCCATAAACTGGGAAAATGGTCTAACATATTCAAAGAAAAGGAAGTTGCATGATTCAGATTAATAATCTAACTGCATACCAAGTGGAGATGCTTGATCATATGTGGTCACTTGATACTGAAGAAGAGTATTTTCAGTGGTATGATTTGCTTGAGGAAGAAGATCAGAAACTCGCAGATAGTTTACAACAACTGGTTGTTCTTGCAAGTATGGATGAAATCATAGAACAAACAGAATATAAAGAAGCCAAAGAGGCATTAAAGAAATTTGCTTTGCAAAAATAAGTTATGTATAATAAGACTTCTAAACCTAGAAATCCTGTTGCAAAGGATCTTCGCACTCCAAAGTATCGTATGAGAAAGGTGGAGAGCAAGGTTAAGTACACACGCAATCCTAAACATAAAAAGGAGTCTTATGGACAATACCTATGAAATCTTTCGTGGTGGACTTATGACCACAATTAAGATTAAAGACCACGATTACGACGTTATAGAGTTTACAATCTCACAGTACATGCAAGATGAAAATGGAAAGGAAATTGTAAACAGCAAACACACATCATTTTATACAGCAAAGCAGTTGAAAGAATTTTTTACACCTATCGTGAATGATTTGAAAGTGAGATTTAACGATGAAAACGATTCAAGCAAACCAAACTCCTGAGTTTCAAGATTGGCTAAGAGGATTACTCCATGATGAACACACCAAAGATCTGTGCGTTACTTTTACCAAAAAAGATGGAACAGAGCGAACAATGCGTTGCACACTCGTCGAATCAAGAATTCCATCAGAGAAAACTCCACACTCAAAAGAAACCAGTACCACGACTTCTGGATCCGCACTTCGAGTTTTTGACGAAGAAAAACAAGAATGGAGATCGTTCCGTTGGGACTCAATTAAAGAAGTAAAATTTAGTCTATGATTAATTTGAAACCTACACCTATGAACATAACTGTTTTTGCATTGCTTGCTATCGCTATCATTATTGGTGCACCACTTGCACTTATTTGGTCACTAAACACTTTGTTTCCAATTCTAGCGATTCCATATACATTAGAAACTTGGTTAGCTGCATTTATTATTCCTGCTGCATTTAAAGCAACAGTAGCTACAAACAAAAAGGATTGATTATGAATTTAACTCCAGAACAAAAGAAAGATTTACAAAAAGCAGTACAAGAAATTTCTGACTCAATGACACGTATGGAAGCAGAGCGTGATCTGATTAAAGAAATTGTAAAAGATCAATCTGATCAATTACAGATTCCGAAGAAAGTTATTTCTAAAATTGCAAAAACATTCCATAAGCAAAATCTTGCACAAGAAGTTGCAGATCATGAAGAGTTTGTAGAACTATACGAAAAAGTTACATCGAAATAACCCCAAACCCAATGGGGTTATTATAAAATAGTTGTTGCCTTTTATTCCAATTTGAGGTATAATAGATATTATTAATGGAGGTTACAAACCTATGGCAACAGCAAAAAGACGTATGAAAGGTCATGCTATCCTAGCATCCCGCAAGGAAGCATTGGCTAACGAACCTATTGTCACTCTTGACAATTACACCAACAGTCTCAATACCGCACTGTCTTGGTATTCAGAGTATGCAAACGAAAAACAACTTCGTAAGTTTGCTCTAGAATATTTTGCTAAACTTGGCAAAAAAGCAGAAGTGTTGGCTATTAATAAAGCAACCGATTCAGAAATTCGACAATTGGCAATCATTTGTCGTCTGAAATCTCGTGAGCAATTTCTTACAGACAAACATATCGAGTTTATCAGCAAAACTGTAGCTGATCTCGTAATCAAGTACAAAATTGTTAAAGAAAAGAAGACAGAGGTCGCAAAGACCAATGTTATTTCTATTCAAGATCGTATTGAAGAAAAAGCCAGAGAGATCGCTGGTGAAATCGAAGGTGCTATCGATGAATTCGTGTTGAGTAAAGGTAAGACTACTTTCTCAGCCAAGAATTATCTATTGGCTAACTCAGTCTCAGCACCTATCGCTAAAAAGATTGGTGATATGTTTGTTGGAACATATAATGAACTTACTGAGGCGATTGATGGTGAAGATGACCAGCTTGTCGAAGGTTATTCTAATTTCACAAAGCGTGAACTCAAAGCATTTCATAAGTTTGTTGGAGAAATTATCACTGACTGCCAGCAGACTGTTCAGATCGCTAAAGCATCTCGTGCGCCACGTAAACGCAAGGCTACTCCTCCAAGCAAAGTAGTGAGTAAGATGAAGTATATGCGAGAGTTTGCTGATCTTAAATTAAAGTCTATTAAACCAGAAGACATTCTTACTGCTAGTGAGTTGTGGGTATACAATAC